TCAGTTACACCACCAAATCGTAGATATGGTTTCATACCATCATATTGAGATACGGACTTTGTAGTGCCATACAAACTGGTGGTTTCAAACAAACAGGTATTCATATCGTATTTCTTATTCAGTATCTCTCTAACCTCATGTGAACAACAGATACCTGCAAGTAACTTTCCGCCAAGATAATTGAAACCGAAAGGTTGCGCTGGCACGATTACGAAACCCATACCTGTGGCACGATTGAAAGCCTTTGTTGTTTCTAGTTCATTGGTCATCACACAACCAAGAAGTTCATTCCTTGGCTTCATCATAATCGTTGGCGAACCAATACGAATAAAACCAACCCACTTCTTTGTTTTCTTTTCCATTACGGCGAGGCGAACATTTCGGCCAGGACTGCTGAGATTATTATGTGACGAAATTATATCCAAATATAACTGCCATCTTGCTGACTCTAACTCAACAACTTCAAACTCCATGTCTTGTGGGTTCATTGTAAAGTCATCAAACAAATCGGCTTCAGGACCGCAACCAGGCAAAGCAAATGGTAACTCAGCGAGAGAATTGAGTTTCTGCTCTCGCATATATTCATCTATTCGGTTGAAATCACCAAAGTAATTCTCAAAGACCTTGGCACAATGCAAGGCCTGTTCATAATTTAAACTCATACTTTTAGGCTGCCAAAGTTGCGATTGAATTTGTTTTCACGATTGCCAAATGTGTTAATTGGGCCAGTATCTTCATCTTGTCCTGAATCAGTAATGCCTTGTTGTGCTGATTCTTCTACATCATACAATCTCATTTTAGACCTATCAACACCGACCACAAATCGTTTGAAGGCATTTGGATCAGAGTAACGATTCTTCAATTGTTTGACAAGTATCTGGTTCAAACTTTCTAGTTCTTCATTTGTGATTAACGCAAACATAAAGTCGGCAGTTGCAGGCAGACCAAAAGATTCACTTGTATCTTCCAAACCAGGATCAGAATTTGTAAAACCACTTCTTGTTGTTTGTGTCGCAGAAACAATTGGTAGATTATTTTCTACAGCCAGACCACGAAGTTCTTCAGCAATTGATTTGATATAGGTATAACTGTTCACATTACCACCAGGTTTGATACGAGCAGAAGAACAAATGTTTAGATAATCAATAAAGATAATATCTGGTTTAAATGATTTCTTCAGAGCCAATTCATTCAACAAGGCCCGAAAGTGTAATGATGAAGCACCAGCAGTTGGATATTCTTTGATGATTAACTTGCCATGTGTTTTAACTTTGAGTGATTCAAATTTGCGTTCATAATCATTCTTACTCATGGTATGTAGCTCATTGAAATCCACATTCAGCAAGTTAGCATCAATTCGTTCTGCAATCTTTTCTTCTGCCATTTCAAGTGTAATATACAACACATTATGGCCTTGTGACAAACAACTGCCAGCCATATGACACATAAACAATGACTTACCAACACCAGTACCAGCAAGTGCGATATTCAAAGTTTTAACTGGTAGACCGCCTTTTGTAATCTTGTTGAAAATATCCAAATCAAAGCGAACACGGCTTTCTACACGATGGTAAAAGTCATATCGGTCATCAAAGTCCTGCATATAATCGTGACCAACATTACTGTCAAAAGAAACACCAAGAGCATCACTCAATAATTTTGGTATTTCTCCTTTGCTTCTTTTGGATTGTTTGTCATCTAGGATATGGACAGATTCCATGATGGCATTATAGATGGCTTTGTCTTGGCAAAACTTTTCGGTCTGCTCAGTAATCCAAGCCAGTTCTACGGTTTCATCTTTAGTTTCTTTGATATCATTGAGAAGTTCAATCGCTGTCTTTACTTGTGGTTCGGTCAGCGATTTACTTTCAGTAAGATTGATTACAAGAGCTTCGTGTGTTGGAAGATTCTTATACTTGTTGGTGAAATCAAAAACTTCTTTGAAAACAATTCGCTCCGCATCATCGGAGAAATAATCGGAACGAATGAAAGGGATTACTTTGCGTGTAAATGCCTCATTGTAAATCAAATTCTTCAGAATTATCTGTTCTAATCTGTTCATCTGCTTTCGCTTTGTTCAATACTAATTGTTGTAAGATATCACCCATAATTGTAACAAATCCTTCATCATTTTGCAAGGCTTCTATGTCGTGTTTACCAGGATGAACGATTGTAAAACCAAATTGTAATCTAGCAAAACCACTATCTTCAACAACTCTGGCTTTATGGTAATGATAAACTACGCCTTCATATTCACCTTTGATGACCTGAATACCTGTTAGGTCACTATCTTTAAATTCAATGAAAGCGTAGTCAACCCCTTCTTTAAGCACTTTCGGCTTCCTCCACCACAACATCTTCTCCAAGAATACTTCCAAAAGAAATTGAATACCGTTGCTTAATGTATTCTTTAAACTTCTTATCATTTAAGATATCCTTCCAAAATTCTTTTGCGTGTGTATCGGTCTCACGCAATTTAGCACCAAGTTCTCCAGTTTTCTGGTCAACTTTTGCATACCAACCCGGCGAAGGCTTCTGAACAAAACCGCCTTCAAGTGCAATCTCTAATAGACCAGAGTATCGTTGAATACCACCATCAAATGATACTGTAATAGGAATTTTAGATTTCTCACGCACATAACGAGATTTTTCCACATTGATAATAAAGTTATAACCAGTAATTTCACCACCATTTTTATCTTGCTGACGACCAAGGATCCAAATCGTATCAGCAGAGTAATATGAACCTGTACCACCGCCAACAATATCTTTAGGGAACATACCAATTTCTTTGTATGTGTGATTGACAACAACCATTGGAACATCTTTGATTGTGAGGTGAGGTGTAATCATACGGAACAATGATTTGATTTGCTTAGCACGGGTCATGTCTGCAACAGATTTGCCTTCAAGTGAATCTTCAACTTCTTTGCGTGACGCCAAATTACCAATTGAATCAATGATGATGATTACTTTGTCATCTTTATCCAAACCTTGCAACTGATTCATAATATCATGTTTCAATTCTTCAATGTCGGTGATTGGGGTGTGCAATACTTTGTCCATGTCAATATTAAATGTTTCAAAGTATTTTTGTGGTGTACCAAATTCTGAATCATAAAACAAAACAACAGCATCTTTATATTTCTTTTGATAAGAAGATGCCATCAAAAGAGCAAATGCAGTTTTAAAGTGTTTAGATGGGCCTGCCAGCATTGTAAGGCCTGGTGTTAGGCCGCCATCTAGTTGACCTGATAGTGCCACATTCACCATTGGCACATCAGTTGGTATCATATCTTTCTCATTGAAAAATTTTGATTTAGCGAGAATAGACGAATCTTTAATCGTTGTATTCTTTTTTAGTTTATCAAGCAAACTCATGTTAAAAAGTACCTCCATCCATTTTGGTAATCTTTGATTTGGGAATAATTTCGTTACTCATTGTGTCCAAATAAGGACTAAATTTTACACTATCTTCAGGTGGTTTGTCAAGTATTTCTTTCTTCTTTTTGGTAAACTTAGGCCAATTTATTTGCTTTTGGTGTGGTTTTAATTTGCGGTAACTTTGTTGTGCTGCTATCAAAAGCAAAATGGCAAGTGGATCAAATACAATAATGATTGTGATGATTACTGCTCTTACAGCTTTATCTATGAATGAAGGGTCATCTTTATCATAGAACATTTCAGCGATATATTTGATAGGACCAATTTCTGCCGCCAATTTGTTTTCTTCTGCCATCAAAGGCAGTTTTTGTTCAGAGAGTTTCTTTAATTCTGCTTGTGTAGCACGAATATCTCGGTCAACTCTTGGATTGATTTTTTCAGGATCAGCTGCCTGTTTCAGTAAATAATTTAATCTTTCACGAGCAATCTTCTCTTGCGCTTCAACTGTTCGTAATTGAACCGTGTTGGCGCCAAGTGTTACATTGGATTCTAAATGTGCCTTTGAGAGATAACCAAAAATACCCATTGATGTAATTACCATTAGCAACACAACAGCAGTTAGAAAGTAATATTTCATTATTCTTTTTGTTGTGTTCCAATTATTATACACCCAAGATACTGTAACCAGCTTAGCAATCTCCAATACTGCACCCATCACAATGATAGGCCAGAAAGAACCAGGAAAAATCTGTGCTAAACCAATTACAGAATAAAATGCAGCAATGGCAGAAAGTGCCAACGCAGTTAAAAGTGGAAAGATAACTTGTGTCATGGATTATCCGAATGATGAGGCACATCTATGACAAAGGTGATTCGTGTCACATCACCAAGATTTTCTGTGCCGTGTTCTAGTTTGTTATTGAACCAAAGGAATGTTCCTGGTTCTACAATGACAGATTCATCGCCAACGGTATATCTATAACGACCTTGTATTGAAAGATGATACCGGTCTTTTGTAAGATAATATGTTCCCCAATCAATGTGTTTTCCAACTATTTTACCTGGTGGTAATGCAAGAAAAGCACAGCGAGCAAATCGGCCAAATGTTTTCCAAGCCCATTTTAATATTTCAGTATGACGACCACACGCAGAAGTTGGTATGCATATTTCAGAATTACGAACATCTTGACCTTCTTCTGTAATTGCACCAACCATCAATTGTAATACCTTTGCGCTTACAAGATTGGTTTCTGGATCTAATATATCAATATGTTCCATTTCGGTTTGAATACCCCAATCTTGTGGATACATTTCCAACTGTTCTTTGATTTTACTTACATCAATGCCAGTTTGTATGATGCGTATATTATCCAAAGAAATCTTCCAATGAGTTTTGTTTCTCTGTTTTCCAACCCATGCAATCTAGCACGACACGAATTGGTTCTAGGAATGCTTTGTCAAACTGCATATCATAATCAATAAAATCTTGTAAATCCAATTCTTTTGGCAAGCGTTGAGGAAAACTGATTACAGTATCTTTAATTGTGTTTGGCATTTTGAGATATGCAAACTTCAACTTTTCACCTTCTTGTATTAGAGGATACTTATTTTCTAGGCCAAGACGCTTCAAATGAAAGTTATACAGAATGGCACCTTTGACATGAATTGGTGTGCCTTTCTTATACAAGGTTGCTGAATCAGAATATTGTGCAATACCATTGCAGCCTCTTGGTGAAGAAATATCTTCTGGTGGTAGTTTCATAAATTCTGTTTTGAATTCGTCAATAAACCTATGAACA